TTAGACTTTAACATCTGTCCGATAAGGTACTTTTGAAAAAACTTTTTCATAATTATTTATTTTTGATTATTAAATTAATATTTTCACCGCCTAAATTAACTATTTCTTTGATTAGTAAGTCCATAGCTAATACAGAGTTACTAACAAAGTCTTGTTGGCTACCTAGTCCTACCAGGATGCAGCCTCTTGTGTCTTTAGCAGTATTACCTCTATGGAATAAGATGTAGCTTCTATTCTCTACATCCTCTACAAGCAAATGCAAATAATCCCTTGTTGCTGATTCTCTTGGAAGTCTTAGCCTTACTTTATATTCTCCTTCAGGGATGCAACTTATATTCCTTTGATTATCTAGCCAAGGATTCTCTAAAGTGTCGCACATCCTTTCTCCATCTAAAAAAAGCTCACCTATTACAGAATTTTCTGAGAATGTATCTCTAACTAATAAAAGGTTAATTTTTTTTTTGTTCTTCAAATTTAATGAATTTGTAAACTGTATATGATATTGCTAAAATTAAAGAAACTAGAGTAAGCAATTCATTACAATCTGTTATACTAAAAGCTATTGCCGTACTATTTGCTAGTCCGACCTGAAGACTGTCTTGTACTTCTTTCATTTGTTTTAGGTTTTTTATCTAAGTAAGATTTAAGCTTAGTAATGTTAATTGGTTTTGTCTTGTAGTGTTTCTTCATTAATCTGATGAACTTAAAAAGTTTTGTAAAGTAAGTCTAGTTCCTTGATTATTTGGTCTTTCTAGATTCATTCCATTGTAGTAAGCATTTCTATCAGGATCTACATCAGCACCTGAGTTTTGAGAGTATTCAGGAAATAAAGAATTATTATTACAGATGTAGTCTATCATTCTTTCTGTATAGTATTCTGCAGTATTTCTTACTTCTTCTCTTAGGTGCTGACTTTCTTCTACACTCATAGCAATACCAGTTTCACTTGTTTTGGAATATATATTACCATTCTCCACTTTAAATCTAAGAAAAGGAATGCAGTGATATAAAGCCCAATTCGGGAGCATATCTCCAATGTAGTCATCTAACAAAGTCTTGTAAGCAGCGTTAGCAGGAAGGTTTACAGTACCTGCTACAATTAATGACTTTAATTTATCATTTAACTGTGTGCCTAACTTAGTTTCCACATATAGCTTTTGGCTCTGGCGTAAATAAGGCAAAAGTAAATCACTTGAAACATTAAGATTGATTGCTGTTGAGTCCTTTAATTTAGCTTCTGATATAAATAGTACATAGCTCATAATTATCTTGCGTTTATATATCCGTTATTTTTCATTTTTCGTGGTGGTGTTGCTACTAGCTTGTCGTTCTTCTTTGCTGTAAAGCCTTCTGACCTAGCCTTAGTATAGCCAATCATATCAGCGTCTTCTATCTTAGTAGTCCTAGATTCTCCTATTGTAGTCTTGAAGATTCTTCTACTCCAAAAGTGAAAACATTGAGGACCTCCTTTGTAAAGAAAAATTGAATAAAAATTTGTGCCTTTAGGTCCGAATCCAGGATTAACTGCCTTACTTTCCATATTTACAATATCTTCCTTTCTGTAAAGCTTTTTAGCACCCATCATTTGCTGACAAAACTTTCTTCTTGTTCCTGACTTATTAGTTAAGAAATTGTCATTAGAATAAACATAACGAACTCTAAAGTAATCATAAGTCTTTTTAGATATTCCATCTTGTTCAGACTTACGATTAGGAATTGCTCTACCTGTTGAAGCTAGTTCTATCTTTTCGCCTGCAATATCATTTAATACTTCTTCATAATTAAAGTCTTGATGCTCACCATCTACTACTTCTTCTTCTATTAATTCCCAATCTTCAGACATATCTTCTCCAAACTCCTCTATGAACTTTGAAAGCTCAGTAGCTTCCTTATGACCTTCGCAAGCCATATAGACTGTCTTACCTTCTAATTCGTGTGAGTGGTAGCCTTCACACCCTAAAGTCTTTGCACTTGCTAAGGCTTCTTCTATGGTGTCATAAACAGGTTTTCCATCAATCATTCCAACTTTAGCAAATTCTTTTTTAAAATCTTCAACTGCTTCTCCTTCTAAAGGCGGTAATCCTATTTCTTCTCTTATTTCGTCCTGAGTCATAACATCCCTGATAGTTGCAGAATCAAATTGAATTGTTATTGGTTTAAGCTGTACGAACTGGACTGGCATATCCATGTTATTTACTTGGAATATTTTGTGCAATACTTTTAAGATTTGCCCTTGGAATGGCATTATTACCGTATTAAGATAAAAATTACTAGCGTTTGCTAGCTCGTCTGCATTGCTTGAGAACCCGTTAGCACTATCTAAGCCCATAAGTGTCTTAGAAGTAACCCTATGACCTGAGAGGATGTTGCTAGTTAAAAGTTCTTGGAGTGCTAAATACTGCTTATCTAAATCTGATGGACTAATAGAAGTTATTTCTGGTACTCTAGTCTTGTCATCTGAAAAAGTCAAAACGAATTTACCTGCATTTTTTTCTGATGTAAATTTATCTTCTAAGCTTCTTTCTATCTGATTTCTTTCTTCAGCCGTTGGTATTCCATTCGCAAATGATATCATAAACGAGCCAGTAAATCCATTAGAGATATTGTTGAGATGAAACTCAGAAACTTTAGAATCAATTAACGCCCAATTATTACAAGAGATGTAATCAGCAGTATAGTAAGAGTTCATATTAGGACTGTAAAGTCCAGTATAAAGAATTTGATTAGGTGAAGTTCTATCATTAACATTAAAGGCTGGAACTCTATAAGGCTTGTTCGTTCTTGTATTTGCCCAATCTCCTGATACATAGTACCCTCTAGTTTTTCCAAATTCGTCAGGACGCTCGGTCCTGATTTTTTCGACTGGTATATGATAGATTTCAGCTATCTGAGTTCTATCTTTTGACCATACTATATTAAGTGCAAATGCTCCTTGTAATTTAAAGTCAAATGCTACCTTTTTTAATACCTCGTGTAGTGTTTCATTACCATTAGCATTATTCATAAAGTTCTGTAGCTTTACTCTTGCCTCTTCATCTCTATCATCTTCATCTGTTATGACTAGGGATTCAGCACTTATCATTTCGCTAGTCGCATTTACGATTGCAGCCGTTATAGAACTTGAATAGTAAAGGTCAATTAAAAACTGTGGGTAAAGGTTTCTCCATTCTCCATTAGAGTCGCCGTACTCAATGTAATCTTTTCCTCTAACCTCTTGTACCAAAGGAGCTGTTGAAGTGCTTAAATCTACTGAAAGTATTTTATCCATTTTTAATTTTTATTGACCGTAATAAATAGTGTTAGTTCCTGATGGTTCTGGGTGCTGAATATATTCAACTTGCTCAGTTCCAGATTTTTCTGTTAAGTTTAGTATTCCTTTAGTTACTATTCCATTTACTACTCCATTATTATCAGCTACAGGAAGTACTTGAGTTTCTGTCTTTGGAGCGGTCGTATCACTTAATACAACTTGACCTATCCAACTAACTTCATAAATTTCATATTTCCAATGACCTGCTGGCAATAAGTTTATAGTAGACAAAAATAGATCAGGAACTAATGCATAATAAAACTGAATCTTTGTGTATCTAGGAAATATAAACTCTTGAGCGCTTGCAAAAGAATAGCTATAACTAATAGAACCGTCAAAGTCATTTATAAACTTCACTAAGAATCTAATCTGAGTTCTATTTACTAAAGTATTTATTCTGTTATCTTCAGTACAAATTTCTGTTAAAATATCAGTTTGCGTAAATCCTTGTATCATATTATATAATAGAAAAAGTCTGTTTCTGTTTGGTTAATAAAGGAAAAAGGCTGCCAAAGCAACCTTAAACCCATAGTGAACGCTAGATTTCTCTATAGATGGTCGAACCACCCCACCCTCACTAAGTGTAAAAAAGGGTAACTGTTAAGCTACCCTTTCTAAAAATATATAAAAGAAACTAATTAAGAAGTTACTATTCCTCCAGGTATGGTAAAACCTGCATTAGAAAAAGGTCCTGTTGCAATAGGATAATCTGCTACCATTGGAAAAGGGTCAGCCTCTATGCCGTCAAATGTAAGTGTGTAACCATTTTTATCTCCCCATGCAGCACCTGAATCCATAGTTCCTGCATTAAGTTCCATACCATTAACTCTTCCTAAACAAACAATAACATCAGTTCCAGTAGCTAAAATTTGTTGATTTAATTGAGCAAAGACAACGACCTTAGTCGCTCCTAAGAGCTTAATTTGATTTTGGTCTTCTTTTGTAAGTCTGTTAAATAATACTTGAGCAGTTGGAGTGTAATAAATAGTGCCGTTTTCTCTCGATCCTACGATAGTATCTGTAATACTAGCTACTCCAAGAGGCATAGTGTATCTGTAAAGTTCTGCTCCTGCTGCCATTTCTATGTCAGTAACTTCTCCTGCCGTTACTGCTATTCCTGTTCCGTCTATTGGAGCTTTAAATTGATCAAAAACTCCGAAATAAATAAATTTAACGCCGCCCGAGATGCGATTGCAATCGAGTCCCCTTCCCTTAGTTAGTGCCGTACATGCCATTTTATTGTTTTTTTTAGGTTAAGGGTGGAAGGGTTTTACCCCCTCCATCCATTATTTATTTATTAAGACTGTCTTACGATATCAGCTCCTGTTCCTGACTGTACTCCTGCTGAGTAACGAGCTACCATTCTAATATTGTCAGAACCATCTAAATTAGCCATATCCATTAAGTTAATTCTTGTAGCATCACTTAAAAGGTCAGTTCCAAAGAATAAGTTAGATTTTTGAGCTATTACAACTTCATTTTCTAACATTCCGTTACATACTGCTATCTTGTAGCCTTCAAACATTGGCACGTAATCTCCATTCATGTTATAAGCGTTTACATATCCTAATGTAGAAACTGCTCCAATGTAGTATTGGTAAGTTCTCTGACTCATGTAAATATGTAAATCTTCTTTACCTAAAACTGCAACAGGAATAACTGCTACTGCCTTCTGTAATTCTGCTATAATAGTTCCTGCTGTATATGCTCCCCCTGCTGCATTCTGTACAACTGTAGCATCAACACCTGGTAGTAAAAGTCCTGTAGCTGCTCCTAAGAATCCGTTAAATTGTCCTGC